TCGAGCAGCGCCAGTACACCGAGCAGGAATGCGCCGCGCGGCTGCACAGCCGGTTGGGCCAGTACCTGCAGGCACTGGATGCGTGCATCGATGTCGACCTGCGCCGCCACGAGTGGGCCGCGCTGCTGTCCTGGTCCTACAACGTCGGCAGCGCCGCGGCGTGCAAGTCCACGCTGGTGCGCAAGGTCAACGCCGGCGCCGGCCCGGCCGAGTTCTGCAAGGAACTGCTCCGCTGGAACCGCGCCGGCGGCAAGGTCGTGCGCGGACTCACGAATCGGCGCCAAGCCGAATACCGTCTCTGCATGGGATACGAGCCATGACCGAAGTCCTCGCCTTCATCGCCGGCGCCGTGTGCGCGTCGGTCGTCCCCTACGTCCGCGACTGGGCGCTGAAGCTGTATACCAGCGTCAGGGCGCTGCTGGACCAGTACCGTGGCCAGTGACATCCCGCGCAACCGGTTGATCCTGTGGCTGGGCGCCATCGGTGCCGCGCTGCTGGTGTTCGGCTACCTGACGGCGGACCAGTGGCTGATGCTGCTGCAGAGCCTGCTGGGGGCGAGGTGATCCTCGACAAGCTCCGCGCCAACGCCTGGAAGTTCGCCACTATCGCCGTCGCGGTGCTGGCGGTCGCCGCCGTGCTGGCCGCGCTCTACTTTCGGGGGGATGCCGCTGTTTCCGATGCCCGCGCCGACAAGGCCAGGCAGGAAAGAGACGCGGCGCGCGCGCAGGTCGATGCGCTGAATGAAGCCCGCAAGCGCGATGTCGCCTCCTACCTGGAGAGCGCCAAGGCCCGGGCCGCCGTCGATGCCCACACCGATCAGTCCAACAACCGCCTGACCCAGATCGAGGTCCGCTACCGTGACCGCATTGTCGAAGTGCCTGCCGCTTGCCCTGCTCCTGACGCTGACCTCATGCGCGAGCTTGGGGAGCAAACCGCCCGCGTATCTTCCGCCGAGGATCGACTGCGCCGAGTACGACGCGCCGCGGAAGAAGATGCCGGCCGACGTGGCGCCGAGTGAGCGCAGCGTGGTGATCTGGCAGCTGCACGCCTACGCCTGGAAGGACTACGCCGAGAGCGTGCTGGAGCAGCGGATTGCCACGGCCGTGTGCATGGAAGGCAACCGACGGAGTGGGGCGATCCAGTAATGGCGGGCGAGAAGCACAAGAACAAGACCACCTGGGAGAAGGGCAAGTCGGGCAACCCTGGCGGCCGTAGTCCCAAGGTGGGACCGAATGGGGAGACGCTGGCGCAGCTTGCGCGCGCCCACACGGCCGACGCGGTCAAGACGCTGGCCGAGATCATGGGCGCCGTGATCAACGAGCCGAAGGACCGCATCACCGCGGCCGTCGCACTGCTCGACCGCGGCTGGGGCAAGCCAAAGGAAGCGATCGATGTCGAGGCCAGGGTCGAAGGTGGGCTCGGCCTGCCGGTGATCCAGATCCTGCGCTATGACGACCCGCCAGGTCCGACTCACTGACCCGCAGTTCGACTTCGTCACCGCGCCGGATCAGTTCCCCGCGCTGGTCGCGGGGTTCGGCTCGGGCAAGACGCACGCCGGGGTCATCCGGCTGCTGGCCAAAAAGCTGCAGTACCCGCGGCAGAACGTGGCGTACTACCTGCCGACGTACGATCTGGTGACGACGATCGGGTTCCCGCGCTTCTACGAGCAGCTGGAAGAGATGGGCCTGCGGTTCAAGCCCAACAAGAACGACAAGATGCTGCACGTCCAGGATGCGGGCTCGATCATCTTCCGCACGATGGACAACCCCGAGCGGATCATCGGCTACGAGGTCGCCGATTCGCTGGTGGACGAGCTGGACACGCTGCCAGAGGACAAGGCGCGCGAGGCGTGGAACAAGGTCATCTCCCGCAACCGGCAGAAGAAGCCGGACGGGTCGCTGAATACCGTCGGCGTGGCCACCACGCCTGAGGGCTTCCGCTTCGTGTACGACCGCTGGCAGCGCAACCCGGCGCCAGGCTACCGAATCATCCGGGCCAGCACCTTCAGCAACGCGCGCAACCTGCCGGACGGATACATCGAAAGCCTTCGGGCGTCGTACCCGTCGAATCTGCTGGCGGCCTACCTGGACGGCGAGTTCGTCAACCTGGTGGCCGGCTCGGTGTACCCCGAGTTCGACCGGCGGCTCAACGCCAGCACCGAGACGATCCAGCCTGGCGAGGCGCTGCATGTGGGCATGGACTTCAACGTCGGCCGCATGTCGTGCGTCGTGCACGTGTTGCGCGGCGACAATCCGCACGCGGTCAAGGAATACACGCGGGTGCTGGACACGCCGGCGATGTGCGCGCTGCTCAAGCGCGAGCACCCGGGCCACGCGATCATCGTGTACCCCGATGCCAGCGGCCAGTCGCGCAAGAGCAACAACGCCAGCGAGTCGGACCACGCCATCATCCGGCAGGCTGGCTTCAGCCTGCGCACGAACCCGACCAACCCGCGGGTGAAAGACCGTGTGCTGGCCGTCAACGCCATGGTGCACAAGGACGGTGTGCGCCGATACCTGGTCAACCCGGACGCCTGCCCGGAGCTGGTCGAGTCTCTGGAAAAGCAGGCGTATGACAAGCACGGCGAGCCGGACAAGGCCGGCGGACTGGACCACGTCGTCGACGCGGCCGGTTACTTCATCTGCTATCGCTACCCGATCCAGCACCGGATCGCGCTGGTGCAACCCCTGAGGATCTGAGATGACGCTCGCCGTCAACGACCCGAACTACGAAATCAAGGCGCTGCGCGAGCTGTGGGCCGTGCTGGATGCGCTGGACGGCGGCACGCCGGCGATGCGCAGGGTGAAAACCTCGCTGCTGCCGAAGTGGCCGAACGAAGAGGACGCCGCCTACTGCGCGCGCCTGGCCACGGCCACCCTGTTCCCGGCATGGAAGCGCACGGTTTCGGTCATGGCCGGCAAGCCTTTCTCCAAGTCGCTAACGCTGAGGGATGCCGACCAGCGCATCGAGCAGTGGGCGGAGAATATCGACTTGCAGGGCAATTCCCTGCACGTTTTCGCCGCCGACGGCTTCCGAGAGGCGGTGGGCTACGGTCTGGGCGGCATCCTGGTGGACTACCCGCGGGCGAGTTCGGGCGGAACGCGTACCGTCGCGCAGGTGGAAGCGGCCGGCGAGCGCCCGTACTGGGTGCGCTACCGCCACAACCAGATTCTGGGCTGGAAGACCGAGAGCCGCAACGGTGCCGTGCGCCTGACCCAGCTTCGCCTGCTGGAGTCGTTCGAAGAGGACGACGGCGAATGGGGCACGAAGCATGTGCCGCAGGTGCGCGTGCTGCGCCCGGGCAGCTGGTCGGTGTACCGGCAGACGACGGATTCCCTGCAGCGCACGAGCTGGTTCCTGGCCGAGTCCGGCACCACCTCGCTGACCGACATCCCGTTCGTGCCGACCTACGGCCAGCGCGTGGCCTTCATGGTCGGCGAGCCGCCGCTGCTGGACGTGGCGTATCTCAACGTGAAGCACTGGCAGTCGCAGAGCGACCAGGACACCATCCTGCACGTCGCGCGCGTGCCGATCCTGGCCATCATCGGGGCCGACGAGCAGAGCCAGCTCACCGTCGGTGCGTCCAGCGCGGTCAAGATCCCGACCGGCGGCGACATGAAGTTCGTCGAGCACACCGGCGCGGCGATTCAGGCCGGCGCCGAGTCGCTGAAGGACCTCGAGGACCAGATGATCCAGTCTGGCGCCGAGCTGCTGGTCAAGAAGCCCGGCGACCGCAGCGCGACAGAATCGGCCAACGACGCCGAGGGCAACAAGTCCGACCTGCAGCGCATGGCCGAGAACTACGAGGACGCGCTCGACCAGGCCCTGATGTTCACCGCCGCCTACGCGCGCCTGTCGCGCCCGGGCAGTGTCAAGCTCTACGACGGCTACGGCGAGGCCACGCTGGGCGATGCCAGCAGCACGCTGATCAAGGATCTCTGGATGGCCGGGTTCATGACCCGCGGCACCGCGGCGGCGGAACTGAAGCGCCGCGGTGAGCTGGCGCCGGAGTTCGACGCCGAGGCTGAGGCCGCCGGCGTTGCCGAGGAAGGACCGCCCATGGGCGCGCTGGGGCAGGGTGACGGAGGGGGTCAGGATGCGGTGTGAGCAGCACCATAACTTGCTGATTTTGTTCCGGTATCGGAATTCCGATACCGCTTTGAGCAGCACCCTGTAGCCATGCCCACGGTCAACGCCACACTGCAAGACGAGGCGATCGATCACGCCGTCGATCTGCAGCGGTACAGCATGGACGTCGTGCGGCGCATGATCGCGCTGCTGAACCGCTCCGACGCTCACCTGGCGGCGCAGCTGTCCGAGGCGCTGCTGCGGCTTGACGCCACCAGCTTCACCGTCGAGCGGCTGGAAGCGACACTGTCGGCGGTGCGCGCCACCAACCGCGCCGCATACGACGCGATCCTAATCGCGCTGGAATCTGACCTGCGCAGCTTCGCCGAGTACGAGGCGGCCTACGAGGTGCGCGCCCTGCGCGGACCGGTGCCGGCGGCCATCGCGTTGCAGGTGCCCGTCTACGGTGTGCCGGCCGAGCAGGTCTATGCCGCTGCGCTGGCCCGTCCGTTCCAGGGCCGTCTGCTGGCCGGCTGGCTGGCGAACCTGGAAGAGAGCCGCGCTGCCGCCATCCGCAACGCCGTGCGCCTTGGCTTCGTCGAGGGCCGCACGGTGTCAGAGATCGTGCGCACCATTCGCGGCACCAGGACGGCGAACTACGCCGACGGTCTGCTGGCTCGACCGCGCCGCGAGCTGGAGGCCGTCGTGCGCACGGCGATCAGCCACACGGCGCAGACCGCGCGCCAACTGACCTACGACGCCAACGCAGGCATCGTGAAGGCCCTGAAGTGGGTATCCACACTGGATAGCCGGACCAGCCCCATGTGCCGCATCCGCGACGGGCTGGAGTACACCGCGACTGTGCCGCACAAGCCGGTGGGCGGGCACAAGGTGCCGTGGGGAGATGGTCCGGGCCGGCTGCACTTCAACTGCCGGTCGGTGTCCGTGCCGGTACTGAAGTCATGGCGCGAACTCGGGCTGGACGCCGACGAGGTGCCGCCGGCGACGCGCGCGAGCATGGACGGGCAGGTGCCGGCCGATACGACGTATGGCTCATGGCTGGCGCGGCAGTCCGCGGCCAGGCAGGACGAGATTCTGGGTCCGGAGCGCGGCAGACTGCTACGGTCCGGCGAGGTCAGTTTCGACAAGTTCTACGACGACCGCGGCCGCTGGCTCACACTGGACCAGTTGCGCCAGCGTGAGGGGTTGACACCGCCGTAGGGCGTGCCACGATTCCTCAAGATGCCGAAGTTTCGCGTGATTGACGGTAAGCCCGACGCCAGCCCAGCCGGGCAGGTTCGGCGCCGAGCGCGTGAGTCCGCGCGGGATTGGCCCCACTGTCCGCACTGCGGTGGTCGCGAGGTGATTCCGGCGCGCACCGGCAACGTGAAGAACGACCTGTGCGTCGCCTGCCTACTGGCCGGCAAGCGTGTGGTGGTTGAATAGAATTCAGCGGCGCTGGTACGCGACCGGCCTGCGCTGATAGGCCTCTGCCGAGTGTAGAGGCTGGCGGCAGCCCGCAAGGGCCGAAGCGTGGTGGACTGGCGTTGACAAGAGAGCAGCACCTGCCGTTTACCTAACACCCCAAGCCCCGCCGAGCGGGGCTTTTTCTTTGGGCTGAGCCCAGCAACCAGTCCTGAGGACACAACCCCGTGAGTGACATCGATCTGAACGCACCTGAGGTGCGTGCAGCCATTGAGGCTGCCACCGAGAAGGCTGTCGAGGCTGTGAAGGCCAAGAACGCCGAACTCGTCGCCGAAGTACGCAAGCTGCGCAAGAACTCCGAGATCGACCCGGCCGAACTGGAAAAGGTCGAGGCCGAGCGCGATCAGCTCAAGCAGCAGCTGACCGAAGCGACCAAGGCAGCGAAGAAGGCGCAGTCCGACCTCGAAGCCGCCACCAAGCGCGCCACCGACATCGACTCGGCCTACAGCAACACGCTGAAGGACGCGGCCCTGTCCCAGGCGCTGGCGAAGGCGGGCGTTACCGACCCGGTTTACATCGAAGCCGCCAAGGCCCTGCTGGGCAACGGCGTGCAGGTGGTGGACGCGGACGGCAAGCGCGTGGTCAAGGCCGGCGAGGTCGACCTCGACAAGCACATCACGGAGTGGGCAAGCAGCGACGCAGGCAAGCGCTTCGTCTCTGCGCCCGACACCAATGGCGGCGGTGCCGGTCACGGCAATCGCGGCACCCAAACCACCGGCGACAAGCTGCCCGACGTAACCGACCGCGCAGGCCGCGCGGCAACGATCGCGGCGCGACTCGCCAAAGCAGAGGAATAGCACATGGCTCTCAGCAACATGAAGGTCTTCAACCGCGAGGTGCAGACCGCCACCATCGAAACGCTCGCCCAGATGGTCGACAAGTTCAACGCGGCCTCGGGCGGCGCCATCGTCCTGACGCCGCAGGGCTTCGAGGGCGACTACCGCTACGAGAACTTCTGGGCCGGCATCCACAGCGCCCAGCGTCGCGTCGACCGCTACGCCACCAACTCCGACGCTTCCAGCACCAACCTGTCGCAGCTGCAGGAGATCGGCGTCAAGGTCGCCGGCGGCTTCGGTCCCATCCTGTGGGAACCGGGCCAGCTGACCTGGGTGCAGAAGTCGCCGGGCGAGGCCGCCGAGGTCATCTCGCGCAACCTGGCCGAAGCGATCCTGAAGGACCAGCTGAACACCGCCATCGCGGCGGCCGTGGCTGCCATCGAGGCTGGCACGACCAATACGGTCTACGACGCCGCCACTTCGGTGCTGAACTACCGCCACATCAACCGCGCCCATGCGCTGTTCGGTGACCACAGCCAGCTGCTCATCGCTGACGTGATGGACGGCACCAGCTACCATAACCTCATCGACGCCAACCTGGCCAATGCCGAGCAGCTGTTCGTGGCCGGCAACGTCCGCGTCGTGGACATCCTGGGCCGCCGCGTGGTGGTCACGGACGCCCCGGCGCTGCGCGAGTCTCCCAGCACCACGGCCAACGACGCGAAAATCCTGTCGCTGGTGGCCGGCGGTGTGACGGTGTACGACGGTTCGGACCTGATCACGAACATCGAGACCAAGAACGGCAAGCTGCGCATCGAGACCACGATGCAGGCTGACTACAGCTTCGGCCTGGCCCTGAAGGGCTACCAGTGGGATACGGCCAACGGCGGCAAGTCGCCGACCGACGCCGAACTGGCCACGGGTTCGAACTGGGACAAGGTGGCGACCAGCTACAAGCACACCGCCGGCGTCCTGACCCTGTACGAAACCAAGTGAGCCTGAGCCCCGCTGACTTCTGGCGGGGCAATGCCCGCCTCCGGGACATCACCCCGAAAGGGGAACGATTCCCGGAGGCCGGGTTGTTCGACGCACTGCGCCGCACGTGCCGCGGCTCGGTGTTTGAGTTCGGATGTGGGGATGGCCGGCTCGCTCCGGCCTTTCCTGCGGACGGATATGCGGGGTTCGACATCAACCCGGCGGCGTTGGCCGCGGCGGCCCGTGCGAACCCCGGATACTCGTTCGGCAACACCTGGCAGCCGGGCGACACCTGGCTGGCCTGGACGGTGCTTCTGCACGTGCCCGACGACGAAATCGCGCCACTGCTGTCGCGCACGGCCGACTACGGCCGGGTCGTCATCGGCGAGGTCATGGGTCGGCGATGGCGTCGCCCGGGTGACCCGCCTGTCTTCAACCGAGAGTCGCACGAGTACGTGGAGCTGGTCGGACGCGAGCTGATTGATGTGTTTGCCGTCCCTTACCCGCGCTACGCGTGCGACCTCATTGTGCTGGTGTTCGAATGATTAAAGCGTGCGTGCTCCGGTCCGGTGGTGACTTCGGTCCTGAGCATGTGCGCTGGCTGGCCCGTCAGGTGCCTGGCCTAGTCTGCCTGACCGATACGCCGGTCGAAGGCGTCGAGTGCATCCAGCTTGAGCACGACTGGCCGGGTTGGTGGGCCAAGATGGAGATGTTCGGCCCGTCGCTGGATGGCGACGTGCTGATGATTGACCTGGACACGGTCGTGCGCGAACTGCCGGCCCAGCCGGAGCGCACCACGGTCCTGCGCGACTTCACGGAGCCGACCATCATCGGGTCGGGCTTCATGTACGTCACGGCCGAGGACCGCCGGCGCGTTTGGGAGGCCTGGCAGGCTGACCCGGATGGCTACATGCGCGAGTGCCGCGCGTGGCCGAAGTGGGGCGACCAAGGCTTCCTGATGGGCCACCTGGCCGATGCGGCACGGTGGCAGGACATCTCGCCTGGCGCCATCGTCAGCTACAAGGTCCACTGCCGCGACGGTCTACCGCCCGACGCGAAGGTGGTCTGCTTCCATGGCAAGCCGCGGCCGTGGAACACGCGCGCCGCCTGGGTGCCGCCTCTGCACGCGGCGCCGGAGCTGCGTGACTTCCGCGACCTAATACTGGCGCACAAGGGCAAGCGGTTCGTCGTCATGGGCGGCGGACCGTCGCTGGCCGATGACCTGCAGCGTATCGGCCTGAAGGCCGGCGACGTGGTCATCAGCACAAATGGACACGGCGTGGACATGCGCAAGCCGGACTACCTGCTGGCCATCGACCACACGCACACCTCGCGGCAGTTGCCGATGGGCAAGCACCTGCGGGAGATGTCGGACGCACCGATTATCTCGCCACACGGGTTCGCCGATTACCGGCTGGGCTTCTGGCCCGACTGCCCACGTTTCGTGCTCTCCGGCCTGGTGGCCACGTGGGCAGCGTTCGCCATGGGCGCCAAGGTGGTCGTGATGGCCGGCATGGACGGCTACGCAGACAACGACTACACCGACGAGGCACGTAAAATCGCCCGCGACATTCACTGCCCGGTGCGCGTTGCATCGGGCTTCCTGTCGAGCGTATGGCCGGCGTACGACGCCGCAGAGCGCTTCGGCAAGTACACCCCGCACACGTCCATCGACGGGCTGCGTGGCATCGACAACCAAATCCGCATCCGGGCACGCAAGCCGTGCAAGGTCGGGCTCATCGAGCTTGAGCGCGGTCACGAGCTGACGGTCATGCGGCACGAGGTCCGGCTACTGCTGAAGCACCGCATGGTGGAGGAACTGTAATGGCCATCGTCATCGAGGACGGCACCGGCAAAGCTGACGCCGAGGCCTACATCTCGGTTACCGACGCCGACACGTACTTCGCTGCGCGCGGCAATTCCGCGTGGGCCGCGCTGACGACAGAGCAGAAGGAACAGGCGCTTCGCCGCGCGGTGGACTACATGACCGCCGTGTACGGCCAGCGCTGGAAGGGCGAGCGGTCGAGCACCACGCAGGCGCTGGACTGGCCTCGCGACGGCGTGCTGGGCGTGGCGTCCGACGTCGTGCCAGTGCCCGTGCAGCGCGCCAATGCCGAACTGGCCGTGCGCGCGTCCGCTGGCGACCTGCTGGCCGACCAAGGCGCGCAAGTGAAGCAGGAGGTCGTCGGGCCCATATCGGTGACCTACGCCGACGGCGCCCGGCAGTGGATTCGCTACGCGATGGTCGATGGCCTGCTGGCCGGGCTGTTGCGCGATGGCGGCGGGGCTCAGATTCCGGTGGTGCGGGCGTGAGCATCGCAGACACGCTGCGACACATGGCGGTCTTGATGGTCGAGGCCATGCAGTACGCGGATGACGCCACGTTTCGTGCCCACGGAAAGCGCGGCGCTGCGTGGAAGGCGCGCAACGTTGTCATGCGCGACAGAATGAAGACGAGCCGCGTCTGGGAAACCGCGTGACCTCCTTCAACTACGCCGCCACCGCAGCGACCGCGACCCGGCTCCTGACCAGGTTCGGCGCGTCCGCGACGCTGAAGCGGCAGACCACCGGCACCTATGACCCGGCCACCGGCACCACGCCGGTCACGGTCACCGAGCTGGCGACCACGGCGGCGGTGTTCGCATACGATCAGAAGTACATCGACGGCACGCTAATCATGCAGGGCGACCAACGTGCATATATGGCGCCCGCCGTCCTGCCCAAGCAGGGTGACGTACTGGCGTGGCAAGGCAAGGACTGGCAGGTGATCGCGGTCAAGCAGTTGGCCCCGGCGGGCACGCCGGTGATCTATGAGGCGCAACTCCGTGGCCAATGAGACCTTCGGCCTGGACATCGCGCGCTTCGTCGAGAAGGCCAAGGCCGCACCGGAGCAGGTGGTGCGCAAGGTGGGGCTGGACCTCGCAAGCCGCGTCGTGCTGCGTAGCCCGGTCGACACTGGCCGCTTCCGCGCGAACTGGAACGTCGCCTTCGGGCGCGTCGACACGCTGACCACGCTCAGCACCGACAAGACCGGCGGCAAGACCATCGAGCGCGTTCGGGTGCAGCTCAACGGCTGGCAACCGGGGCAGGACATTTACCTGACCAACTCGCTGCCGTATGCCATCCCGCTGGAGTACGGCCACAGCAAGAAGCAGGCGCCGCTTGGAATGGTGCGCATCACGGTCACCGAGTTCCAGACCTTCGTTGACGCCGCAGCCAGTGAGGTGCGCAACCAGTGAGCACCAAGGCCGTCCGCGTCATCCTGGAATCGCGCCTAGCGAGCTGGGCCGCCGGCCGTAGCACGCCGCTGCGTGTGGCCTACGAGAACGTGCCGTTCACGCCGGTCGCTGGCGAGACGTACCTGCGCGCTTGGCTGCTGCCGGCGCAGACGACCGCCGAGGACTTGGCTGGGTCGCTTCGAACCTACCGCGGCGTGTTCCAGATTGACATCGTGCGGCCCATTAACGGCGGCGCCGGTCCCGCGCTGGACATTGCCGCCGATCTCAACACGCAATTCCCCGTCAATGGCCGCTACATCAGCGGCGCAGTGACGGTGCAGGTCATCTCGCCGGCCAGCGCCGGCCCCGGCCTGCAGGAAGAGAACGCCTACGTCGTGCCGGTCTCGTTCGAGTACCGCGCTGACGTCATCTGAACCGGCCTCCCGGCCGCATCCCGCCCGCCTTGTGCGGGCTTTTTTGTGCCCACTGAGGAAACCCCATGGCCGTCTACCTGCCGAACGGCTCCACTGTCTCGATTGCGAGCGGCTATGGAGCTGAGAAAACCATCTCCGCCATCACCAATGCCAACCCGGGCGTTGCCACGTCCGCCGCCCATGGCTTTACGGACGGCGACTACATCGACGTGGTGTCCGGCTGGGCCCGCCTGACCGACCGCATCGTGCGCGTCGACGGCGCCACCACCGGCACCTTCGCGCTGGAAGGCATCGATACGTCCAGCACCAGCCTGTTCCCCACGGGCGGCGGCGCCGGCACCGGTCGCGGAATCACCGGCTGGACCCAGCTGGCCCAGATTCTGGACTCCACGTCCGAAGGCGGCGAGCAGCAGTATTGGACCGGCCAGTTCCTGGAATCGGACCGCGAAATCCGCATCCCGACCACGAAATCGGCAGCCGGCATCAACTTCCAGATTGCCGATGACCCGACGCTGCCGGGCTACCAGCTGGCCAAAGTGGCGAACGACGACCGTGAGCCGCGCGCCGTGATGATTACCCTGAGCAACGGCCAGAAGCTGCTGTACAAGGCGTACATCTCCCTGAGCCTGATTCCGTCGCTGACGGTGAATGAGGCCATGACGGTGGGCGTCACCCTGTCGCTACTGGGCGACCCCGTGCGGTACGCCGCCTGATGGCGCGCCTGAAGCTCAACCCTGACCCCACCTTCAAATCGAAGGTGGGCGTCCCCGTTCCAGGCGGACGAACCGCTGAAGTCGAGTTCACGTTCAAATACCGGAGCAAATCCGACCTGGCGAAGTGGCACGACGAAGTGCGGGAGATGCCGGCCGACACGCCGGAGACAGAGCTCCTTCGTTCCTTCGTGCTCGGCTGGGACCTGGACGACGAGTTCAACGACGACAACATGCGCCGACTCTGCGACGCCTATCCAGGCGCTGCGGCTTCGGCCATGGACGTCTACCTGCGCGAGAGCTGGGGCGCTCGCCGGGGAAACTGACTGGGGCGGTCGACGCGCTGTTCAGCGGCAACAAGTCGAAACCGCCCGCCACTGAGCTCGCCGCCTGGGGCCTGACCCCGGATGACTTCCCCGAACTTGACGACGAGTTTGGGGTTTGGCCGGACAACGTGCCGGCTGTCAACACCTTCGTTGCCATGCAGACCCAGTGGCGCACCGGCTTCGCCGGCGCCACCGGTCTGGACTATGCCGCCATGCCGGCGGTGCTTTCACTGCTTGGCATCGCCACTGAAATCCATCCCGACACCTTCGAGGGTTTCCGCTGCATGGAGACCCGCGCGCTTGACCTGATGAGGAAGAAGAATGGCTGATATCGCCACGCTGGGCGTCAAGGTCACGACGGATGGCGTGCAGAAAGCTTCGTCCGACCTGGACAAGCTGGCGAAATCGGGCACAAACGCGGCCAAGGGGGCTCAAGCTGTCG